ATGATTTTCGATTTTGCTGTCATTGGTGGTGGCGCAGCTGGACTATCTGCTGCAATTTCATTCCATAACAGTGAACCACAGAAAACAGTCATCATTATAGAGCGCCTAGACCGAATCGGGAAAAAGATACTTGCAACTGGTAATGGTCGATGCAATTTATCAAATATTGATATTTCACTTGGAAAATATACTAGCACATCGCCAGCCATTCTCTTAAAAATGATTTCAAAAATGCCAACGAGTGCGACATTAGATTTTTTTAGTCAATTAGGGCTTTTTTGTCGAACAGATGTTGATGGTCGTATCTATCCTTATTGCAATCAAGCATCTGTCGTTCTTGATGTTATGCGAAATTACATTTTAGAAGCAAACATCCCAGTTCTGTGTTCTATGAATATTTCATCATTATCAAAAGCTCCAAATTGTTTTACTATTTACATAGAAAATCAGGAGGCGATTTATGCAAAAAGTGTGTTAATTTCAACGGGAGGGTGCGCCACCCCTAATCTTGGTTCTAATGGGAGTGGCTTTAGTTATTCTAGAATGTTCCAGCATTCGACAATTCCATTATGTCCTTGTTTAGTTCCAATCGAAAGTAATATTATTGATAAAAGCCTTAAAGGTGTTAGGACACATTGCAAAGTTAGTATGTATAAGGGTAATTCACAAATTTTCGATGGTATTGGAGAAGTTCAATTTGTTGAGGGTGGCATTTCCGGCATTCCAATTTTCCAATTGTCTAGATTTTTTGAAACATCTAGCAAATCAAATGAGTATACAATATTCATGGATTTTTTCCCAGAAATCACATTAGAGGCTCTAAGGCAGGAACTCACTATCCGCTGGAAGAGTGGTTATGATAAGCTACTTATCAATTTTCTAGTAGGCATGTTAAATAATCGGCTTGCACTTTTTTTGTTAAAACACTTATGTTCTTTGTCCCAACGGTATGCAAGAATTTCAGATTTATCTGAATCGGACATTCTATTCATCACAAAGGGGTTAAAACGGTTTCCAATTTCCCCTTCTAGGCATCTTGCATGGAATAAAGCGCAAGCGACAAAAGGGGGCATTCCACTTACGGAAATTAATCCTGAGACATGTGAATCGCTAATTTGCCCTAATCTGTATTTTGCAGGCGAGATACTGGATGTTGTGGGTGAATGCGGAGGATATAACCTACATTGGGCTTGGAATACTGGAATTTTAGTTGGAAAAGCTATTGGCAACCGTCTTTCACAATGAAAACTCATATTTAGCAGTAAAATTTATCCGACTTCGGTTAACTAGCGAATTAACTGCAGTATGCTGTACAGAAAAGTTGAGGTGGTGGTTTTATAGCAGTATAAAAAACTGTCAGCCTAAAGGAAGCAAATATGTCAATTGCCACTAAATGTGTGCCCTCCTCGCGGAGGGCAATATTATCTACAATCACCGCGCACTCTGCTTCCCCGGTGTCGGCGACCGTTTCTTCATTTCACCAAACAGCACGTTCCCAATTGCATCCCTCGCCGTATCGTCAGCCTGCTCAAGCAGGTGGCAGTAAATGTCCTGCGTGGTTGAAACGCGACTGTGCCCCAGCCTGCGCGAGATGGTCACTGGGTCAACATTGTTCTGATAAAGCACCGAAGCCTGCGTGTGCCGCAACGCATGCGGATTGATGTGTGGAAGGCCGTACTTTTCGGCAAAGTTGCTCGGCCAGCTTGAAAATGTGCAAGGGTGAATGTACCGTCCTGTTTCGTTCGTGAAAACGTAGTCCGTTTGCTCCCATTCTGCCCCCATCCGTAGTTTTTGCTTGTTTTGCTCAACCCTATACCGACGCAGTAAATCCATCACCTCGCCGGGTATGCCGATTGTGCGGTACCCGGCGCTTGTTTTTGGCGTTTCTTCGTAGACACCTGTTTTTGAGCCGTATAGAAGGGCGCAATCAATTCGGATGCTCCCGTTCCCAAAATCGACATTCTTCCATTTCAGTCCCGCGATCTCCCCACGCCGCGCGCCTGTAGCAATCAGGAGCATCATAACGGCCTGCCACATCAGCGGCTCCTGCTGTAAGCATTCCATGATCCGCATCACATCGTCCACCTGCATGAAATTCGGCTCTTTCCGGATGACCTTCGGCGGACTCGCCTTTGACGCGGAATTGTAGGGAATAATCATCTCACGCTCTGCCTGCGCAAGGATCATGGAAATCATGTTGTGATAGTGATGGATCGTGTTTGCGGAAAGCGGCTCCGTTTGCTTCTCTTCCCGAAACAAAGCGTTAAATCTGGCTCCAAGATGCTTTGCAGATCGAATCGCTAGGTCATAATCGCAATGTTCACCTCGGCAAATCTTCGCAAGTGTCGCGCAGCTAGGGCCGCCGTTCTCATGATACTTGTCAAACGAGCCAAACTTCTTACGAATTGCTTCTTTGAACTTCTCCGCATCCAGCACATAAGCATAATGACCGCTAATGCGCTGACCTTTCTTACTCAGTTCGGTGTAAAAAAGATTCAGATGCTGCGGTCGGATATCCTTAAGCTTAACATTGCCCAGTACCGCGTTGATGCGCCCCAGCATCTGGCGTGAAGCTCGAAGGGTCCCTTTTTTCGTCCCATTCGCTTCTTTCAGGTTTAAAACATACTCGGCATACTCCGCAAACGTCTGGTTATCGTCTACCTTAAAGCCCTGTTCACACTGTTTATCGAAATCCGCAGCGGCAATTTTCACAGCTCGCTTAATCTGCGCGGCAGTCATATCTGGCGACGGACGCCATGTTGTGCTGTTGCGTACCTGTCTCCCGTACATGTCCCTGCCATTGCTGGAAATTATCAGGTAGGAATCGCCTGTTTTTCCCGTTCGTTTTCTGATCGCAGCCATTGTACTTCTCCTTTCGTTCGCCTACTATAGATCACTCAGAACTGGTGTGAAGTCAAGCGGGTGATCCTGTGAAACTTGCTTCCCCATAAAGGCTGCGAGCACATCAAGGTCGATCACATATTTCTTCCCGATGCGCATGCTCGGTATCTGCCCGGAAACCACCAACTGCCTCAGCGCATGGTAGGTAATAGCGGTATCCGCATCAAGCGCCTTGATACACTCAAATGCCTGTTGAATCGTTCTATATTTCGCCATATTCCATCCTCCTCGCATCAAAAAAAGGAGCGTCTCGAAAGACGCTCCCCCTTGTCGTTATGCTGTTGTTTTTACTTCATGCCCGCAATCAGCTGTTCCGCCGTGCCCGTGATAAGCGCGGAAACATCTACCTGCGCGGCAGTCAGTACATCCATCGCCGAAGCGGAAAGCTTCGCGGTAGTCTTTTCATAGAGCAATTGGCCAAGCTGCGCGATCTCTTCTTTGGTCAGCTTGCCGTCTTTGTGAGCCGCCTTCATACCGTCCACGACCGTCTGTTTTAACTCGCCGACCGTGATCTGCGCGAGCTTGATCAGCTCCTGCTGCGCATGGTTTACGGTATCGAGTTGGGTCGCTTTCCCGAGCTTCGCGGTTAGCCACGCGCCAAACACACCGATCAGCGCAACAAAAAACGCCGCGGCGATGTTCACGGCGTTCTCGATCAGGATATCGGCGACGGTGGTGTCTGCTGTTCCACCGGTGTCCGCCAACGCTACGGCGGGCAGCGCGAGCATCAGAAGCGCGATCAGTACCAGGATCAGTTTCTTTTTCATGTGTGTTATCTCCTTTTTAGATAGATGTAGCCTGCTCCGAAGCAAGCTCGTGGACAAAATCTTCGTATTCTTCCTGCGCGGTTTTCGCCTTTTCCCGCGCTGTTTTCATCTCACCGTTTGTTTCACCTCGCTCCACAGCAATCGCAGTAGCCAGCGATAGCGATAAACTCGCATCCTGCATCTTCATGGCGAGCTTCGATTCCTTTGCGCGAATAATGGCACGTTTCTCCGATTGTTTTCGATCGCGCGTCATGCGCACTTCCAGCCAAACAACTAACAGCGCGAATACGCCCGATATGATCTCTCCAATGTAATCCAACTCCATTACCCCAATTCTATTGATATAGCAGTTTGCAGCGACCACACTTGTGCCAATAGCCGCTTCCACCCTGATTGATTCCCTCAAGTACGACGCCGACGTCGCGACCCTTATCGTGGATCACTTTACCGGAGCCAAGGTACAGGCCGATATGCGTCTCATCCTCGATGTTCGTGCTGCTGTTACGGAAAAGGAAATCTCCCGCGATCAACTCATTACGGGAGACCACTTCGCAGAGTGCCCATAGCCCGTCGCAGTTCTTACGATCGTCCCAAATTCCCTTCTCGCGCATGAGCCACGAGATGAAACCAGAACAATCGTGACCCAGCAGGTCGGAAAAACCGTATTTGTACTGCTTATCCCGGAACGCGATCGCCCGCGCGTATTCTTCATCCTTCGCCTGGATCGCGCTGTCGGAGAGATCGGTCATACCGCTGCCACCCCAAACATACAGATCGCCGATGCGAGTCAGCGCCAGCGCGCAGATCTCGGTTGCTTTATCCGATACCGTATCTTTTGTGATCGGCTCCGCTTCCGTCGCCGTGTCGCCGAACAGCGCCGCCCACGTTTCCTTCCCAATGATCCCGTCGACAGTCAGCCCGGCTTGCGACTGAAACCGCTTCACAGCCTCCAGCGTGTCCGCGCCGAACGTCTTCTTGGTGACCGTCGTAATGTGGTCGCCGTAGAACCCAAGCTCCAAGAGTTTTTGTTTACAAAAAAACACGTCCTCGCCGGACGTGCCTTTTTTCAGGTTGCGTGTAAAATCCATCTTATTCTCCTATATACGAAATCCTTTCAAGATTTGACATGATTCGTTGATGTTCAGTTCATAAACGTTTGCTACAGTGAATTCGTAAAGAGCGTGGTTCGATCGAAATTGTATTTTCATCATTCTTGCTATCGAGTCATGCGACGCAAAGGGCGCTCCGAGAGGAGTGCCCTATCAATTTATGCCTATGCGGTTCTCTTCCAGAAAAAGCAGGTGATGTAGGGCTGTAGGTTGTTGTGCGCCGATCCGCCGCCGTTGCTCCCGACAGAGCCGGATACCGTCGCCGTATGGTCGTGCGACCCGCCGGAGCCGGTCGTCTGTCCGCTCGTGCTGCCGTTGTTCGTCATATAGTAATAGGTCGAACCCGACCCGCTGCCCACTTTGTAAGAACCCGACGAAGCCTGATGGGTATGCGCGCCGTTCGCGTTGACCGTCACCGATCCGCTGAACGAATGGTTGTGCGATGGCAGTTCCGCTGTCGCCAGCGTATGCGTGCTCGCGCCGCCCGTCTTCTCCACCGAATTGAAGTTCGTGTCGGACGTATTCACGCCCACCGGTACCCGACCCGTTCCCCAGCGAACCCATGTCCCGCCGAGAAACGTGCTCCCGTCCGCTGCCGATACGGTCATACGAATGCTGCCCACCGGGAAAATCAAGTTGAGAAGCCACAATGCGCTCGAGAATAGCAGCCCTTCATCGAATTGAACGTCTCCCCGAAACCGCGTCGGCCAGCCAACGTCGAAGCCATCTTGTTCCGCTACTTTCCCAACCGCCAGCCCCATGCCGGTGCTGCGCACGGAAAGGATCACCTCTGCCGTGCTGAGATCGGCGTATCCGTACGCTTCGCCGAAATAGTCGCCAAGCGTGACACGGATATCGTAGGTGAACTGGTTCGACAAACTGCCGCCGATCAGAAACGAACCGTTGACGGTATAATCCGTAAGGGAAAACGATGCATCCGTATAGGTCGTTTCGCTTTTGCGCTTGTAACCAATCTTGAGGGTTCGCGTGTTCGCGATGTTGACTGCGGAAATCGAACCAGCGACCGTTACCATAGCGTAACCGCCCGTATTACTGGCATTCCCCGAAGCGTCGCAGCGATAGACCGACACGGACTGTACGGCTGGCGCGTCATATGAAACCACTTCGAACGTTCCTGTAAGGGCTGTAGTTCGTCCGCGCGTATCCGTGATCGTCGTTCGGATCGTGTTCGTTCCGGCAGTCGTGAGTTCGTTTGTCGAAAACGAGTTCCCCGAATACGTCGAGCCGTTGACCGTGGTCGAGATCGAGGAAACCGACGAACTGTATGCTCCCGTGGCTGAAATCTCGACGTTCAGCTTGCTCTTGCGCTGCACAAAACAACCGAACTGTGCGAGCAGTCCATCCTCCGCTTCGGAGAACGAGACGGAGCCGGTCGGTACGACCGAAGCCGGGATTGCGGCGGTCACACTGACCTGCGTCGTACCGATCAGCGTACCGCCGGAGTAGGTGTCGCAATAGAGTGTGCCAACCACGCTCGTCGCGTTCGGCGCGGCGCTGGCCTCGTCCAGCGACGGCATCCAAGATATGTTCGTCGCCGAGGTTTGCGCAGCAATCGTCGTATCGGCGCGCGAACCGAATTTCGCCCTAAGGGTATGCAGAAACGCACTTGACGCGGGTGAAAGCGTGATCGTCGCCGCGCTTCCGAGCGTTACGGCGGATACGATCGGCGTGGTCGCTCTCGGGATCGTCGGAAGCGTGATTACCATACCGCCGCTCGCCGTACCGATCGACGCGGAAATTCCAAAGTTCGCCGCTATCGTCAGCGTTATCTGCCGGGTTCCATCCGAATTATGCGCAATAGTTACTTCGCCATACGCCGCGCTCTCCGACGCGCCGTTGTCGGTGAGGATTGTCAGGTACTTTGTACCGGACGAAGAAGCGTAGGCGACGGAATACTGCGATACATGATCTTCCCGGGACGGAATCCTTGAGATCGCAAAGCCTCTGCCGTTTCGGTTATAGATCGAGCTTCCGTCGATTGAAACCGCCGCCGCACCGCGCGAGTTGTCCGTTCCGCTGTTGCAGTACACGTCGTATTGCGAGGTGTTCCCCGAGGTAGCAAGATACATATAGTAGCGGATCGTGCTGGTGTTGTTCGTAATCGACTGCGATACGATTTTATATTCCAGCCAACAGGAAATCTTACTCTCCGCAGTTCCGGTCAGCGAGCTGTTGACGATCGTATACCCGTCGTTGATCGACGCGTTCGGCCAGTTTGCCACATTCTCACCCCGCGATCTTTTTGAAGTTCAGATTCCCGCTCTCGGGTACCCAGGTGAAGCTTCCGATGCGTAACGACGAGAGCACCTGCACGTCGTTGACGAACAGCTTCCCCGCCGAAAAGTACGCGATCGCGCTGTCGGTGGTCACGCTGTCTTCGCCACCAGTAAAGAAATACAGCACGTCGTTCTCCAGCTTGAGCTTGATCGCGGACGTGCTCTTCCCTATCACGATACCGGACGAAATCAGCCGGATGAAACTTCGCACCGACTCGAATTGCTGGGACGTATCCCCGCCGAGCGTAGAGATGCGGCTCGCCGTTTCCGTAAAGTTCGCTTCAATCGTCCCCGCCATAACCGAGAAAGAGGTCTGTATCGTATCCTGCAGCGCGATAAAGTCCTGTGTTCGCACATAGTCCTCCAGCGCGGTCAGTATGATCTGCTGCGCGGATTGCAGGATGGAAGTATTCTGTGAGATCTGCGCCTGTACGATTTCCTTGATCTCGCCGTGTGTGGTGTAGTCCGCTTCGATCGATTCAATGCGGTTCCTCACCGATGTATTCTGCTTGATCTCCTCGCCGATCAACGACGGACGCGAATCCCCGAGCACGATGCCGGTGCTCGCCGGGTTGTTCAGCGGAATCGTCAGTTCCGACAACACATACGTTTCCTCCGTGCATAGTGTGCCGCAAGAAACGACTACCTTATCCAAGAATCGGAACGATTCTACATTCACATCGGCATTGTGCAGATCGACCGCCGATAGCTTGATCGTCTGCTTATACCGTGCGCCGGTACCGCTCAGCCAGTCACGACCTTGGTTCATAAGGACGTTCGCGTCGGTGATTTCGTCCCATGTGGTCGAACCGGTCGGCGCGAATATCAGGCCGTATTCGGCCGCCAGCGCCGTATCAATCAGGTAATCCTGTCCTCCATTCACGTCTTCGATTGTGAGCCGCGCGTCGCTGTCCGATTCCGGGTCGATATCCCGCAGCGCGGCGCCGAGTGGTATGCAGGCGGTGTAGGTTTCGGATGCGCTCCTGCTCAGCGCCAAATCGATCAGGTTTTCGCCGAACTCGATCCGCTGCGTCGCTGTATCCGGTACATCCGAGAGATAATCCAAGATCGGATTCTCGTTTTCGCCATATCGAACGATCAGGTAACCACCGAAGGAATCAAGCAGGCAGGTCTTCAGTGCTTGCCAAGCCGACAGATAGTCCTTTGACGTAACCCCAACCGACCCGGATATGTCGCAGTTCCCGAGCATCAGTCTCTGGCTTTCATTCACCTGCGCGTTGTGCGCTGTCAGAATCCACGCAAACAGCTCCGGCACCGTTCCATCGAATGTGAATGGCCGCAGAACGCTGTCCAGCAGAAACGACAGCGCGCCCTCCGCGATCATCTTCCGATTCTCGTAAAGATCGCGATCGTCCTCGATCGCGCGTCCGAGCCAGATCAGAGTATCGTCCCGATAAACCTTGATACGGCTCTTGAGTTTTTCCAGCACGCCATAGTTCGGATGCTCCTTCGGGATCGTAAACGTCAGATCGCCCGGGTCGTTCTTCTTTTGCGTCAACTCCGGCTCGAACACGAACAACTCTGGCAATCGCGGATCGTAGAGTACGTAGGAATCGCAAAGAATGCGGTACATTACAGTGTTCCTTTCCGGTAGGTGAACGTGGCCGAACCTGTCCCTGTAATCCCGATTTCCATATCTCCCTCCGAAAGCACCAGCGACGGGACGGTGTGCGTTCCGGCAGGAAACGTCACGGTGTAATTCTTCCCTCCGATCATGAACGCGAGCGTCATCTCTGCGGAAACGGTGATCGACGGCACGACCGGCATGCGCGTGTTTGCCAACGTCACGGTTGCACTGCCCGTGGGAAGAACCGTAATCGCAGTTTCAAATTGTTCCAGCTTATACGGCTTTGCGCGGCACTCCAGCGACAGCTCGCAGTATCCCCAGTGCCGTTCCACATCTTCAATCATAATTCGCGCATCGTAATAGAAAGTCGGATCGCGATCGAAGATCACATTCATACGCTGCCCGTGCACATCCGCCGCGAACGTGGAAATCAGCGTGTCGAACGGAGCGCGGGCGTAAAGCGTCAACTCGATGACCCGATCGGCATATCGCACCGCGCCGAACGCTTCCGACAGATCGAGCGCGCCGTCACGCCCGGGGATTTCGACGAAGTTCGTCTGCGGCTCCGGCATGGGGATGGCGTAGGGCGCGACGGTCAGGCCGTAATCCGCGCGCGCCCATTTTGTTCCAAATCGGATATCGCTCACGTCAGCCGCTCCTTTCGCCTGCGAATCGCGCCCAACGCGTCGTCCATGGCCGGCGCGAGCCAGCCGATTGTCGCTCCTGTATCCGCGACCAGCTGCATGCCCGCGAGCTGCGGCAGGTATCGCCGTACTTCGCCGATCAGCACATCCAGCTTCTGCGACAACAGATCGCTTGTGCCGCCGATGCCGATGGTGTTTGGCAGGTTCGTCAATACATCGATCGCGCCGACATCCACGCTGGTCGGAATCGCGCTCTGGATCTGCTTGTTCACGTCCTCCATGGCGTCGGTGAACCCAACGCCCACGCCCTCGCCCATGTTCTCGCCGATTCCGGCAAACACCTTGGACGGCGACGCGATGCCGAGCGCTTTCTTCGCACTTTTCACGATGCCGGAGAAGAAATCTCTCACTTTCGAAGCCAGCCACGAGGCCATGCTCTTGATGCCTTCCCATAGGCCGCTAACGATGTTCTTGCCAATCTCCACGACCGAAGACACCGATTGTTTCAGCCCGTTCAGGATGGCCATAACGATCTGCGGCAGCGCGGCGATCAGCTGCGGGAGCGCTTTAATCAGGCCGATCGCAAGTTGAACCGTCAGTTCGATGCCCATAGCCATCAGGGCGGGCAGATTTTGCGTAATGAAGTTGATGATCCCCGTAATGAGTTTCGGCAGCGCTTCGATCAGCTTTGGCAGCGCGCGGATGATGCCCTCCGCCAAGCCCTTCACAATCGAAAACGCCGCGTCCAGAATCTTGTCCATGTTTTCGAACAGCGTTTCGCAGATCAGCAGCACCGCTTCTATAATCGCTGGAATCAGCGTCGGCAGCGCGCCGCCAATACCCTGCGCGAGTGAAGCGATCATCTGAATCGCGGCCTCGACCAGCGCCGGCAGGTTATCGACGATCCCCTGCACGAGCATGGTGATCAGCTGTACCGCGCCGTCCGTAAACTGCGGCAGTGCGGCGATGATCACTTGCAGTAGTGTCATGATGATGCTGGTAGCGGCGGAAACCAGCATAGGCAGATTCGCCGCCAATGCGCCGCCAATCGCGCTCACGATGCTCATGCCCACCTGCACAAATTGCGGCAGACTGCCGAGAATCATGTTCGCAATCCCGCCCACTGTTTCGCTGAGCACGACGGTGATCTTGTCAAAATCGCCGCCCGCGTCCACTAGCCCCGAGGTGAAGTCCCCAAGCAGCGAAATGCCGTCGTCCGCGAGCGTCTGCAATTGCGGGAGCAGCACCGTACCCATAACCCGCTGCGCCGCTTCCGCGCCCTGCTTGAGCCGCTGCACGGAATCGTCGAACGCCCCGAACTTCTCGATCGTATCCTCGCTCAGCACCGCTCCCATGCGCTTGGCTTCGTCGGTCAGGGCCGCGATTCCCTCGCTGCCTTTATCGATCAGCGGATTCAGATCCTGCGCGCTCTTACCAAAGAGCTGCATAGCCAGCGCGTCGCGCTCCGTTTCGTTCGATACCTGCCCGAGCGCGTCGATGGCGTCCCAGTAGACGTCCTCGCTGTCACGCAACGTGCCGTCCGCGTTGGTTACCGAAACGCCAAGTCGGTCGTATGCCTCGGCGAACTTCTCACTCCCACCGGCGGCGTTGGACATGGACTTTACGTTCTTGGCCATGGACCCGGTGAGAGTATCCATAGACACATCCACGAGATCGGCGGCATACGAATACGCCTGCAGTCGCTCCACGCTCATACCGGTAACGGAGCTTTGGGTCAGCATCTCATCCGCATATGCCGCAGTATTGATGGTCATATCGACCAGCGCTTTACCCGCCGCAACCGCCGCCGTGCCGATCGCCGCCATTGCCGCGCCAAGAGCGACGCCAATCCCCTTGACGACCGAACCTAGTTTGTCGAACCTTCCGCCCGCGTCATCTGCCTGATCGGCGGACTGTTTGATCTCGCCTCCGAATTTATCCGCCTGCTTACCGGCTGAGCCTAGCTCATCCGCCGCTCCCTCCAGTGCGGTTTCGTTCGCGCCAAGCTCGCGTTCCATACCGTTGAGCGCCGCTTTGGCGTTGTTGAGTTGCACCTGCCACGCTTGGGTGCGTTTATCGTTCTCCCCAAATGAAGAAGCCGCGTTCTGCAACGCGGCTTCGAGGGTTTCGACCTTATCTTTTTGAGCGTCGATCTCTTTTCGAAGGACTTGGTTTCGGGCGGTCAGCGCGCCGACCGATCTGTCCTGCTTGTCGAACTGGGAGGTGACAAGATTCATCTCGCTCCCGAGAACCTTGAACGATTGGTTGATCTCGGAGAGTGCTTTCTTGAACTCTTTTTCACCCTCAATCCCAATCTTGAGTCCGAAGTCGGACGGCATTTCATCACCTCCCTAGGAGAAAATGGGCATAAAAAAACGACCCGAAGGTCGCTAGAAATCGAATCACCTTTTTGAGTTATATCGGTTCTACACACATTTGGATAAACAATTCCATCAATGGACTCACCCATTTGTTTTTGTGATACGCGCATACCGCTGTTATCTGCGAATCCTTCATATCCGTAGAAATTTCAATCAACTCTCCGCGTGATAACTCCTCCTGCACGGTAAATCTGGGTAGGGACGATATTCCAACGTCGTTTTTTACCAGATTGATGATCGTTGGTATGCTCCAAAGCTCAATTGTGTGATCAAGAGTAATGCTTTTCTCATTGAGGTACTCTTCAAACTTCTGCCGGAAAATGCAATCCTGCTCATTGATCAAATAGGTTGCAGAAAGCTTCTGGTCTGGGGTGATCAGATCCGAAAAGCGTCTTTGCGTACTCGGGGACGCGACCACAACGATTTCGCTGCTCTCCATCTCCTGCACGATCAAGTTCGACCCATATCCACCAACGTCATTGTAAAATATGCCGACATCCAGAGAACCGCTCATGAGCGCATCCCGAATAGCATAACAGTTCATCGATTTGAGAAATAACCGCGCGTTTGGCGCTGCCTGATGAAATCTCTTCAGTTTATCCGGCAGCGAAAAGCAAAGCTGCGTTTCCGCAACGCCCACCGTCAAATCCCCCTCGCAGGAAGATAGATCCTTCTTAAAATACTTCATTTTCCGAACAGAGTTCAACACTTCCGTGATATACGGCATGATATGCTCTCCGGCTTTCGTCAGCACCATGCGCCGGCCGATTTTTTCGAATAATTGCACGGAGAATTCCTGTTCGAGTTGCCCGATCTGGAACGTTATGGTAGATTGCGTATATCCGAGTTTTTCGGCAGCTTTGACAAAACTGCCTTCTTCGATAATCGTCATGAACGTATTCAGATATTTGAGTTCCATTTAGAATGTCTCCTGTTTATTCATTTACATTGAACTATTAATTTCATTATTTCAACTTGTTTGAATCTTTTTCTGCTGGTATGATAGCACACATGAACAATCTTGGCAATCACACCTGTACGATTGTCCGTAATAAACAGGAGGCTCTATGAATTTCCCCGCATTTTTGTCGTATACCTTTCTCACAGCGTATACGCCAGGGCCAAACAATCTACTTTCCATGACAAACGCAAGTCGTGATGGGTTCAAGCGATCCATCCCATTTTTCTTTGGTATCTTTACCGGCTTTGTCGTCGTGATGAGCGCCTGCGCCATCTTTTCTTCTCTGTTGTTTGATCTAATTCCCGCAATAAAACCATATATGGTCATTCTTGGCGCGGGTTATATTCTTTTCCTGGCATGGACGGTTTTGCGTGACCGTCCCCATAAAGGCAAAACAGGTATCACCCAAGGCAATTCATTTCTCTCCGGGATGCTGTTGCAGTTTGTGAACGTGAAGATCATCCTTTATGGGATAACGGCGATGTCCTCCTATATACTCCCGTACTACCATAGTATGACCGATATCCTTTTATATGCGCTACTATTGACCGTTATCGGCACTTCGGGGTGTCTCTGTTGGGCGATATTCGGGGCGGTTTTCGAAAAACTATTTCAGCGGTATCGTAAACCCGTAAATATCATCATGGCGTTGCTGCTTGTGTATTGCGCCGTGTCCCTGTTCTTCTAAAATGATTCCCCTTATGTGCCCGAAATGTAGTTCATCAAGGAATTATATGCCAGCTTGAACGATATCTTCAATATGGAAAACATGAGACGGTGATGATAGTCCCTGGTACTGCCGATAAACCTCCCACTGATCAAGCAGAGCGCCAAGCGGCATGAGCCAAACCTCGCGCTCCGGCCGCCCCAGCAGGGTCACCCCGTAGAAGATCAGTCGGGCAAACAACTCTCCGTCGCTTGCCCGACCAACACGTTTTTTGAGGGTTCCTCCTCGCTTTCGACATAGCGCTTCGTACCCTTGACCATCGCTTCCATGATCGCGGCTTTATAGCTGGACAAATCCAGTGGCGTGGTAAGCAGTTCCACCGCTTCCTCGGTCAAAAGCTCTCGTTTATCATCCGGCTCAAGCAGGTTGTGCACCAGCGTGCTCTGGTTGGCGAGCAGCGTGATCAGCCACACCACCTCATCCAGCGCGAGCTCAAAGTTCTCCGCTTTCATGAGCTTGTCGCCCAGGTGTTCCAATCCACCGTAACGCTTCGCGATCTCTTTGGTTGCGCGGGTGGTCAGGAGCATTTCATACTCCCGATTGCCGATTTGGATCATAGCGCCTCTGTCGTTTTCCATGGATTAGCCCTCCACCGCAAATGTCGGCTCGTAGACTTGCGTGTACCAGCCCGAGATCGTCCCCGCTGGTACGCTCGTATCGTCCTCGTTGACCTCCGCTTTCCACGGATGCTTGCCCTGTCCGTCCAGTTTGTTGCGCCGGATGATCGTTCCCTCGATCGACGGGGTCGAGAACGTGATGTTGTCGCCTTTGGTCTGCAGGTTTGTCGCGGGAATGCCAAACACAACACGATAGAGCCAGAAGTAGCGGTATTTACCGTTGCTTTTCTTCGCGCGGAACCCGATCGCGACAGGCTGACCACCGTTTTCGCTCTGTGACACCAGCACCTTGTTGTCGTCGATCTGCGACCCGGTCAGATCGCTCGCGACAGCTGCGCCGATGTTGTCTATACCCAGCGTCAGCGTGCCGCTCTTGAACTCCTTAACTACCTCGGCCGCGCCATCGTCGGCATAGAGCGTCGCCTCGTTGATATCGATCTTCAATTCCGCCGACATCGCCTTGGCAAGCGAAACGGGCGCGGCGTATGTCTCGTCGCCGTTTGTTCCTTCGGTGATCTTCGCGTAATACAATTTATCCAATCCGATGGTTGCCATCTATTCTTCCTCCAAATACTCCTTCGCCACGTCTATGGCAAAGTGGTGATAGCCCGTATTCTCTTCCAGCCCGATATATCTGCGTTCCGATACCAGAAATTCCGCCGAGAGCAGCAGCCGAACGAGTAAACGCTTCTTCGCGCCATAGTTACCCTTCGAAAAGAGCGACAGTCGCGTCTCCTCAATGTTCATGCCCGGCGCGTTGTCGGAAAACAGTTCGAAATGTTCCGAGATCGGCGTGATCACGACATACTCATCCGGCGCGGTGGCAGAGAAAACGCCGGTCTCCACAGGAAGTCCGGCGCTCTTGACGATCGTATTCAGTTCTTCCAGCATACTCACGGGAGATCCAGTTCCTCCTTCAGCGCTGTCTGCATCGCCTCAATGCACGGCTTCCGGCTCGAAGATTTCGTCTGCTTCAGAAACGGCTGCGGTGGCTGCCCATGCTTTCCATATTCCAATACGTTGGCGAGCATGGCGTTGCTCACGTTGCCGCGCCCTTCCGAAAAGCCGACCTTCACATCCAAATTTCCGTCACGATCCAGCTTCGCGGGTGATACGCCAAGCGACGCGGCAAGCTTGCCGGTCGAGCGGGATTTGTATTTCGTCCCTCGCCCGATCGCCGCCTGTAGGTTCGATTTCATCTTCTCCATGACGACCTTGCCGCCAGCCGCGAGCGCTTTCGGGATCGCCGCGTCGAGCGCGTTGCCTATACCGGCAATTTGGTTCAGGAACGTATCGGGCATTTCGATCTTCACCTTAGCCATCCGGCGTCACCTTCTTTGCCAGCGCTTCGATGTACATGCCTCTGCCTTTCACATCCTCAACGGAGGTAATTTCAAAGCGATCCTCACCGCAAACGATCACATGAGCGGGAGAAACAGTCAGGCCAGTGATTACCCGAAATTGGAATAAATCCGTCGCCTCCGAAAAGACGGCGCGGTTGACCCATTTCTGGGAACCGTGCCGCCCTTCCCGATATGCGAACACCGATGCTATGACTTCATCGGTCTTCGTCGCGAATCCTTCCATGTCTTTCGTTACGACTTCTCGTGCAATCGAGATCAACGTGTTCATCCTGCCAAAGCTCATATGCCCACTTTCCAATCACGGTCAAGGCGAAGCAGCGTGTTCACGACATCCCATGTCTGCTGTCCCGCCTGAACGTTATCCGCGAAGAACCCGCCTGTACTACCGTCCCGGCTCTCGTAAAAGTGGGAGGCGAGCATAATCACCGCAGACTCGGTCGTTGGCGGTAGTGCCGCCACTTCGTAGGTTCCGGCTGTCAGGTGCTGGTAACTCTCGGCGTAGGACACTGCGGCGTCAATCAAACGCTGCAGTAATTCGTCATCCGCGTCGTGGGTCAGGATCAAATTCGCCTTGACCTTACTCAGCAGCGTTGCCATCTCACGCCGCACCCGGCGTGTCTTCAGCCATGCTGCCTGCGGTTTTCAGTTTCAGCAGCAGCGCGTTAAAATCATTTGCCAGCGTCGCAACATCCGTTGCGGTGCTCGCGCGCTGATTTTCCGCTTGGTATATCACGCCCGTTGTGTCGACGGTTGCGAATTCTAGCGGTAATCCTATGACCATGGCGCTGTTTTCGATTACCAGCGCACCCCCGATCACCATTGTGTCGCCGCCATCGGTCATGTAATTCTTACAGTTGTGTGCGCCTTCAACCGCTGGTTCTTCTATAATCTGCATATTGTTCCTCCGTTACGCCTTCTGCTGCAAGACTTTGATCGCTTCCGGCAAGATGAGCTTTCCATCCACACGCTGCGTCGCCATGAAGCCGACCTGACCGGTCGTTGCGAACAGCTCGTTCAGGCGCTTGAAGGAGCGCCCCTGACGGTCGGCAATCCAGTAGTACCCGAAATCGCCGAATGCGATCGACTTTGCGCCTGCAGCGATCGTCGGGACATAGGCGGACGTGTGCACAGGGCGGTTCAGAATCGAGTCGGGCGTGTTTGCCGTCAGCGCGGGCTGCCAAAGATACTGCCCCTGTCCATCCTTGAGCTTTCGGATCGCCTTCACCGTCGCGTCGTTCATGACGAAAACCGCTTTCTTCCGATACGGCGATTTCAGGCTGTAGAACAGGTCGAGCACCTCGTCGACAGTGATCGCCGCAGCTGCAGCCGCGGTAACACCCACTTGCGCGCCACCTGTCGTGTGGAAGATGCCGGTCGGTTTCCCATCCGCATCTCCGACGAAGAAGGCTTCCTCCTCCTTATGACCGATCCGGCGCGCAAATTCCGTCGTGATATAGCCCTGCAGATCGAACACGGAGTCGTTGAGCAACTCGTCCGACACTTTGATGAAGGTTCCAAGCTTGAACGCGCCAATCGAGGTCTGACCGAACGCCTCGTCGCTTTCGGGTACGAGCTCCTCTTCGTCCAGCCAGGATGCGGAACCGTGCGTTGTGACAACGGGGATCTTGCGATCGCCACTCGACGTTTGAATCACTCTGGCGAGCGTGCGGAAGATGTTTTCTTCATCGAGCGCGTCGACCAGCGTGCGCTCGAATTCGTCGGGCGCAAGATAACCGCCCTCACTGTCGGTTCCGATCTGGAGCGCATTGACCACATCGTAGCGCGGATTCTTTGCGCGCATGACGTTCCAAAACGCCTTTTTATACTCATCGGATGCGCGGCCAGATTTCAGTTCCACACCGTTCACGGCAGGTTTATTGGTCAGGGGATCGGCGGTGGGTTTGTTCAGTTCGGCATCCAGCGCCGCCTGCCGCTCCAGTCGATCAATCTCCTTGCCAAGGTTGACGACATCGGTCTCCATTTTTTCGTAGGTTGCTACGTCCTCGGCGGAGAGCAGTCCGTCCGTTCCCCGCTTGGTATCTAGGAATGCTTTTGCCGCGTCCCATGCTTTGGCGCGTTTTTCGCGCAGTTCCAAAATTTGGTTCATTTGAGTTCCTCCTTATGCTTTTAATAGATTGAGCCGCTGAATCAGCGGCTCCACAGGATGTTTCGATTCGGTTTTCGGTAGTTTATTCAGAAGCGAATTTGTCACCGCGCGGCGGCTGAACTGATAGCTGTTAATAGGGACTTCTTCAGGCAGCGCCGTATCGCGTGACAGCATGCCGTCGGCAAAACCCAGTTCGATCGCTTTCTGCGCGTTCATCCACGTTTCCGCGCCCATGAGCTGCGCGACCTTTGCGCGGGACATGCCCGTTTTCAGCTCATATGCGTTGATGATGCTCTCCTTCACCTCGTCCAGCATGGCGATGGCTTTCTGCATTTCCTCCGAATCACCGATCGCAACCGTCAGCGGATTATGCACCATGAGGAGAGCAGTCGGTGCCATAAGCACCTCGGTGCCGGCCATGGCGATGACCGACGCGGCGGAAGCCGCAATGCCGTCGATCTTGACCATGACGTTGCCCTTGTATTCCATGAGCATGCTGTAGATCTGACTTGCTGCGACGCAGTCGCCACCTGGACTATTGACCCAAAGTACGACGTCGCCAGTTCCTGCGTTCAGCTGTTCGCGGAAGATTTTTGGTGTGATGTCGTCGTCAAACCATGATTCCTCGGCGATCACGCCGTCGATGGTCAGTGTACGGGTGCCGTCTTCATTGCGCACCCAATTCCAAAATGGTCGTTTCAAGAAGAGTCCTCCTTTTTCTGCTGTGTTCCAGCAAACAGCCCTGCGTCCTGAAGTTTTGTCATGGCGCCGTTGATGAGATACAAGTCCCCTCCAAGGTCAGGAGAGATACGGTCGAGGTTTTCAAGCTCGCGGATGTCGTTCGCGCTCATCCAGCCGTTCTGACGCGCGGTAGCATATCCGCTCATGCGCGAAGCGTAATCGCCGCGAAGTAGGCCATCGACGTTGAACTTAATGAAATACGTCGACTTTTCACTCTCGCTGAACAACACCCGGCACATGCCCTGCTCCCAGCGCACGACCCAAGGATCAAGCGTGTATTTCACAAATTCCAGCGACTGTTGTTCGATGTTGCTGAACGACGATTTCTCCAAATCCGCCAGCATGTGCGGAGGAACGCGGAAGATACGTGCGATCTCGTTGATCTGGAATTTCCGCGTCTCCAGAAACTGCGCCTGTTCGGGCGATATCCCGATGGGCGTATACTTCATGCCCTCTTCGAGAACCGCAATCTTGTGCGCGTTCGCGCTGCCCTTATACGCCGTGTTCCAGCTTTCCTTTACCCGCTGCGGATCTTTGATCGTGCCGGGGTGTTCCAGCACGCCGGAAGGTGCCGCGCCGTTGGCGAAAAACTTCGCGCCGTACTCCTCCGTTGCGATTGCTAGTCCAATCGCGTTCTTCGCCATGGCAATCGGACTATAGCCGATCAGGCCGTCAAAACCGAGGCCGGGAATGTGCAATACATCCGAAGGAGAAAGCGTCACCTGCGTCGATTTACCGAGCGTGGTCGGATCCTCCGACCCGCGCTGATACAAATAAAAAAGCCGGCCGTTTTGATCACGGTCGACTGTCATTTTGTTCGGCATGAGCGGGTAGAGCGCGATCACCTCACCTCTAGCGTTTCGGATGATCTGTGCGTAGGCGTTGCCCCACAGGAGGAGATGGCTCATGAGCGTTTCCCGAAACGCGAAGCTCGTCATCTCGGGGTTTGGTTCGTCGTGCAGCAGCCTGTAAAGCGGATGCTTGAACGCTTTCTCTTTCCCGCCACTATCGTTGTACCGATAAACATTCAGTGGCAACCCTGCGACGGTTTCGGACAGGATCCTCACGCAGGAGTACACCGCCGTCATCTGCATGGCGGTTGTTTCGTTTACCGGTTTCCCGCTGGACGTGCCGCCGAAGAAGAAACTATAGCGGCTACCGTTAAGTGAGTCTTTCGGCTTGTCACGGGAATGGAAAAGCAGTTGAATTGGATTCGTATTCTTCACCTCCGCTATCAAGGCATAAAAAAACACCGCCATATTAGCGGTGTCAGAATTTCTAGAATCGAGTTTAAATACTAAACTCTAAATCTACCCTTTGGAACCGTTGCGGTTTCGCTGTCTTCTTTTTTTGAGTCTTCAGGAGCCATGCCAATAATTGACAGGAGATAATATCCAGTTGTTATCATACTCCAAAAATAAGAAGTCAGTACCCCAACTCCAACCATAAGCCATCCCTTTTTAATACACGTGGAATCACCAATTACCCCGCCTAAAATAACACAAAACGCAACCAACACAACACTAAGAATTAGTGACTCCGTATACCTGATACGTAGTTCAGTTAGGCTGCCATTCTTCCGAATCTTCTTCATAATTGGGCTGGAACTAAGTCCAATAAGAATTGAGACGGATGTTAAGACAAAACCCGCAAACGTGGCAGCGATCGTAATTAGCGATGTTAATACAAACTCAATTCTGCAGATTTCGTATTCATCACCCAATACATAATTTGCAATTCCAAAGCAAGCAAATCCAATGATCAATGGTAGAATAGCAACGATAATGTTAATAATAAATCGCTTTATATTCTTTTCTTTCATAAATGCACCACCACCATCTATTATATTATCTGAACTCCTTTTTAAACTCCTCCATACACTGATAATATAGACGAATGTGGGTAATTGGATTCTCTCTAGTATAGTCCAATTCAAAATCGTATCCGGCACGATCATCGAGTAGGTCTATTGTTTCAAAAGTTGTATCTTCAGCGTCTGATAATCTAACCTGCAATTTTTGAATGCCATTGAAATCATAGGCTTCGTGTAGAAGCTCATTTGCAGCATCGGATCGTAAAAAACCATTTTTATGCCCAAACCCTAGCTCAAGTTTAACGATCGCCCCTTGGAATTTTCTAAAACTCTTCAATGTACTATATAGAGTTGCTCCAATACTAGCGTCCTCCTGTTGAATACCTTGAGTATCAGCTATTAGTAAAATTCGTCTGAATGTACAGGATGGTTTAACTCGCGAAATTCTATTACCTCTTTTTATTGGCTTAAGCAGAATTAATGTGTTCTCAGGTGACAGTTCTTGAAGGTAAAGTTCCATCGCACGAATCGATACCCCATAATGATTACGTTGGAAAAACAAGATGTGAGAACGTTCATCATAAAGAATTGTTGTCGACTCGGCAGGATACTTTCCATCCTCTAATTGGATTAAATCGTAAGCGCCATCTGTGTCTGCAATTCCAGGCAGTATCTTCTCTCTCAAACGAAGTACTTGTATTTCCCAAACTTGTTGAACTTCATCATACTTACAAATATGAAAAAGGTGAATATCCCCGAATACTCTTCTAATGCTGGTTTGATGCGGATTAGCACTTAATAAGCGCAACAAATGCCCCAAATCATATAAGTACTCCTCAGCATCTGTCTTGTCAAAGAAGTAGGGTTTCAGCTGATCGAACCTAACTTTTTTGTTCTCCATACACCATCCTCCTAATAGTGTACAGTATACCACTGAAGATGTGACAATTACCATCACATCATGTGTTTCTCGGACTAAATAATTATCAATCCTCGTTCATTATACACACTAGTGCTTTCAAACCGGCTATTCCTCAATGCTCGATCCAAAGCCATGATCGTTGCAACAGCACCGTCAATCTTCTCAGTGCTTTTTTCTTTGTCCGGCTTGATGTTCCCCGCTGGATCGGTGCGGATGTAGATATTATCCATCATCCAGCGCAGCACCGGCTGGCCGCCGTGTGCAATTCTCTGTTCCAGCGTCAGCTTCATGAGTTCCTTTGTTGTCGGAGACATGTCTTTAAAGCCCTGACCAAACGGAACGACCGTGAACCCCATCCCCTCTAGGTTCTGCACCATCTGAACCGCACCCCAGCGGTCAAACGCGATCTCGCGGATGTTGTAATTCTGACCGAGCTGCTCGATGAACGCTTCGATGAAACCGTAATGTACGACGTTTCCTTCGGTCGTCAGCAGGTAGTCTTGCTTCTCCCAGAGATCGTAGTTTACATGATCGCGCCGAACGCGCACGTCGATGTTCTCCTCGGGGATCCAGAAGAACGGCAGGATCACATATTTATCCGTCTCATCCAGTGGCGGAAACACGAGCACAAACGCAGTGATATCCGTACTGGACGAAAGGTCGAGGCCGCCGTAGCAGACGCGACCTTCGAGCGATTTCGGATCGACCGGGAACGCGCATTTGTCCCATGCTTCCATCGGCATCCAGCGAATCGCTTGCTTGACCCATTGATTCAACCGAAGCTGCCGAAACGCGTTCTCCTCGGCGGGGTTCTGCTGTGCGCTTTCGCACGCGGCTTTCACCTTGTCGATACCCACCGTTATACCGAGAGACGGATTCGCTTTCTTCCACACCTTCGGATCGGTCCAGGAGTCGTTCTCTTCGGTGCCATAGATCACAGGGTAGAACGTCGGGTCGGTTTTCCTGCCGTCGAGGATGTCCTTGGCTTTCGAATGCACTTCCCAGCAGATGGAGTTGGTGTTATCTCCAGCTGTGGTGATCAAAAAGTACAGCGGTTGCATGCGCGCGTCGCCGCTACCCTTGGTCATAACGTCAAAAAGACGGCGGTTCGGCTGGGTGTGCAATTCATCGAAGATGACGCCATGCGTGTTGAAACCATGCTTGTTGGCGACGTCGGCGCTGAGCACCTGATAGTAGCTCCCGGTCGGTAGGTACACGAGCCGCTTCTGTGACGCGAGAATCTTCACTCGCTTTGCCAGCGCCGGGCACATCGTCACCATGTCCTTCGCGACCTCGAACACAATCGAAGCCTGCTGCCGATCGGCTGCGCATCCATACACTTCGGCGCGTTCTTCATTGTCGCCGCAGGTTAAGAGTAATGCGACTGCGGCCGCAAGCTCAGACTTACCATTCTTTTTTGGTATTTCGATGTACGCCGTATTGAATTGGCGATACCCATTTGGCTTGATGACACCAAATACATCCCGGATAATCCGCTCCTGCCAGTCGATCAGAAAAAACGGCTTCCCTGCCCACGTACCTTTGGTGTGCGCAAGGCACTCAATAAAAGCGACGGCGTTATCCGCCGCCTGTTTGTCATATACCGAGTCCTTCGCTTTGAACGGAGTCGGCGTGTACTTCTTCCGATTTCGAGTCAACGTCGCCTCCTCCTTTGGAAATCAAAACGGAGGCCCGCGTGAGCCTCCGTGTCCGGCTTGGTTTGGTTATTGGATGCCGTTGGGGCAATCGCCCCACCCGCTTAATGAAACGTTCAGTGGCGGCGACGTTGCCTCACGTTGCGCAGTTCAAGATTGAGCAGTCAACCCTTCAGAACTACCGCCCAAGATTGCCGCTTTCAGAATTTCGGTATCAAACCCCGCCGCTTTGTACCCTTCCAAAAGAGTGCTGTAATAGAAAGCGCTTGGCTTGTTCTTTGGTTTGCCGCTGTTCAGAATGTAGATCAGCGCATCCACCGGAGCCCCGTCGCGACGCACTTTGATCGTCGCTTCCCGATACAGTCCCGGCACACCGAACCAGCGCTCGAGCGCTGCTTCATCCTGCGGTGAAATCTCCCACAGCAGTGCAGGAACGCTTCCGCCTTTCATCTTCTCAATCGTCGCAACCGCATTAGCATTGCCGCCACGAAACATAAGTCTGTAGTTCTTCAACTCTGTCGTGCCGAGCAGCTTTGCGGTTGGGCAATGCTTCACCATTTCGTTACGATTCAAACCGACGCCGAAAGCGGCAAACAACCGATTACTCATTCTCCTCAATCCTCCGGCACTCATCTTCACCGAATACCACCCCGAGCGAACTACCACAATCCCAGTTCACATGGATCGTCCCGATATCGTCGACTAGGGTGACCGTCCCTCGGTCACCCTGTTTCAAGTTGGTGTAAGGATCGCTCATGCGAAT